TTGCTTTCATTGTTTAGCTTATTGATTAATTCGATTACTTGTTCTTTGTTGTAGTAGTGCTGCATTGAATTGCGCACGTGGTCTTTGAGTTGGTCAGTGGTCATTGGTTTCCTTCTTGCTCTAAATTCCTAATTTCTGTAGTTAAACTATCCATAAACATTGTATCATCCTCTAATTTAAACCTCATCTCATCATCATATTCATCAACAATTCTTGCCATGTGACGAATAAAATCCCTGCCCTTGTTAGTGTGAACATCAAACAAACTTGGTTCATGTTCTTCGACAACTCGCATTGCCTTTTGTAGTAATGTTAATTCGCTCATAGCGCTAAAGTATTAAGGTATTCACGCCACATTGGTACACGCTCCTGAAGCTTTGCAATTGCTGCCTCATCAAACTCCACTACCTTTTCGTGTATGCGCTCCTGCACTGGTATGTCGTACACCCATTCGGTGCGGTGCGATTCCAAATCTGCATCCGGGTAATCGCGCATGAACTGCTCCATGTCGTATATCATGTTGCGCTCAATGCTCTGCGCCTTCTTGATAAAGGTAGGGTCACCTTGTGGATCAATAAGATTGAGCCTGCGTGCAAGGCGGTACTTCTCATCGTTAATCATTTCAATCGGTGCGTTCACAAGCACGAAGCAGAAGGTTGCAGTAGGTGCGCCCGTTAGCCACATGTAGGCTTGACCTTGCCAATAGTAGTCTTTGCTCAAGTCATCCTGCTTCGCATCCATGAAGGTGTGGATGCTCCATGAAGATTTGATGTCGGGTACGTTTAGACACTTGTCATTCTCATCAATGATGAGCAGGTCGGGCGTGCCTTTGACAAATTGGTTTTGGAACATCTGCTCGTTCTTGAACACGATTTGTTTGCGCTCACGACGCCACATGTCTATGGAATCGTTTTCAACCGTCGTGCCTTTCTCAATGTACTTGTTGCTGATTTCTTTGTAGCGTTTGTACTTGTGCTGCACATAGACTTCCAGTAGTGCGCTCTTTGCGGTTTCACCAAGACCTGTTTTGGTTTTTGCATCAGTCATCAACTTACCAAGTTGTGACGCTCTAAATAATACGTTTTCCATTTGTTGTGTTGTTATTGATGGTCAAATATAAATCATTCACCTAAACCGTACTGCTCTTTTTTGGCATTAAGTTCATCGCCTACTTCAGCCAATACCTCAGGGCTGCAGGCCTTAAAGATTTTCATCAGCTGAGTGATGTCGGTTGCCTGCTGAATGAGTTCGCGCACATACGCTACATCCTGCTCATGCCCACGACCGAGCGCACCCTTCAACTTAAATGGCTTGTAGGTGTCTTTGTTTTTGCGATTCAGGTCACGACCGAACACCTTGCCAAGTGACAATGCTGCGTTTTTAAGGCACTCTGCTTTGAGTTTACCAAACGCTAAGTCCATAGCGTTAGCTTTCTTGTTGTCGGGGTTTAATGCCCATCTATTGCGATCGCTGCCAAACACGTTGTCGGGTACTTTGTCAACCATGATGATTACCGATGCGGCACCCGTGCGCTTTAGTTCGTAGCCGCTAATGGGATGTATCACCACTAACTCAAGTGATGCCTGCACTTCATTGGCAAGTACCGCCCACTTAAAGTTCTCAGTACGCCAATGCCCAAAGAAGAGTTCATCTAAGGTAGTTTCAACGTGACTGATGACTAAGGTCTGCGCCTTCTTGTCGGGTGTAGATTCAACTCCGAGTGGGTCTGGTTCTGCGTTAAGCATCTGCTGAAACTTCTGCAATGCTTCAAGATTGTCTTTGTGAAAATTCATGTTATTGATTATTGATTGGTTTGCTTAGTGATTCATTAGGCAGTCGTTCAGTTCCTGGCAGTAGCTTAGAACTGCGAAGATGATAATTGCGCCAATGATGTAACGGAGAATGGTAGATGCTTTTTTCATGTGATAAGATTTATTGTTATTGATAGGGCGAAGATAGTGCAACTACTTACACTCACCCTGTTAAAAATTGTTAAAATTGCAATTGGTTACAGATTGTAACCACCTTGACTATACCTATAAGGGTATAAATGCAACACAATTACCCTTGTTTATACCTTCAAGGGTACACTACGCCCACGAATAGCTGCCGTAGTTTGGGAATAGTTCAAAGTACATGCGCATCATGATGGCATCTGCGTAGTCAGGTGACTTGCCATGCATCCGGGCTATTTCATCTTTGGAGATAACTGCAAGTTTGCCATCTGCTTCAGGTTGTCTTCTACGTATCATGTCAAGTTCTTGCACAATAACATCGCGGAACTGATTCACTTTGAAGATTACTTTGTTCTGCTCGATTAATTCTGCTAACTTAAAATAGCACTCTGCCTTTTGGTTGGTGAACTTATCGGATTGCTTTGCACGCCCACCATTGAGAAAGCCTCGGCACTTTAAGCTATCTACCACGCCACCACCTACACCATCCTCATCACAGATCACGTTGGATAATTTGATAGCGTGCCTGTCGCATAGTTGGCGTATGGTGGCAACAACAGTTGTTATTGGTTGCTTGCGCAGCTCGTGTATCTCCATTAACTGCAAACCATGCCACACGCATATAACACTACGGTCTTTTCCAAGTCGCGCGATATCCGCACTGATGAACTTATCACCTTTGGCTTCTTCTTCCCGGAAGCAGCGCAGTAAATCTTCGTACTGATATATCCAGTCCACACTTTCATCATAGTCCCAATCGCCCTCAAGCAATCGCTTGCGGTCTGCTTCAGGTAGTCGCATCATCTTAGCTTCATAGACTGCATCAGGACTTACTGTGTTATCCTTCAGCAGTGCCTCAACAAATGCTTTGTGCGGTGGCAATAAATCCTTTTTCCAAGGATACCAAATGTCATTGTATAACCAACCTTTTGATGGGTTACAACTCATCAATCCTTTTGGTATACCACCAATCAAATTATAGCGCACACGTGTATCAATAATATCTACCGCCTTCTTTGTCATTTCAGCAACTTCATCAAGAAAGTAATCGGTAATTTCAAGTGATCCAAATCGGTGAAAGTCGGGGTCGCTGGGTGTAGCTGCCATGTCCATGAGGATTGTTTCACTACCATTAAACCAACGAATCATGTTTAGTTGTCCGTTGTAGGTGTAGTGTTCACCTGCTTTCAATCCCATCTGACTACACAACTCCCAAAATCGTAGCATTGTTGAAAGTTGCAACTTCTTTAATTCAGCACGACCAATAAGACCACGTGTATTTGGATGCTTGATTCTACGCATGATTTGCCAATAACATCCTAACCATGTTTTGCCACCGTATACACCACCGCCATACAGCACCTGTTCTACATTGCTTGATGTAGACAAGTGCCTTAGTGCAGTTTGTTGCTTAGTATTGAATGTAGCATTATAACTCATTGTACGTGCTTCCAGCTACGCAGTATAGCGTCTTTAATAGTATTAGGTTTAACGTTATATTCCTTAGCCAACATTTCGCGAGTATATTTATACGGCTTAAACTTCATTCGTATTTCTCGCACTTGTTCTTCATTCAATTTAGCACCACCATTTCTACTTCCTCGCATTGGTGGCGCACCTTTAGGCATTTTAATTCTGCCGTTATTGTAGCTATGCAAAGTATTTTCTCGTGGAGTACACCATTCTAAATTAGCAACACGATTGTCATTGCGAATAAAATTAATGTGATTGACCTGTGCTTTATTCAATGGATTATCAATCCATGTTTGAGCCACCAAACGATGTATCACTATCTTTTTTAATTTACCTTCACAAACAATTAGGGTATGTAAATAACCACTCTGATTTGTTGCTGGTCGCATCACACTGGCACGTTTACTATTTTTGAAATTAAGCGTAACCAAGCGACCTAAATTGCTGATTAAATAACGATTTTCTGTATTTGGAACATATTTCCAAAATTCATTTGGCAAATCGTCAATGCCAATATTGAGTGACTGTAATGTAATCATGCTGCAATATACTTTTATACTTTGGATGGGCATCCAAAATACAAAAGTATTTGCAAACATGTTATAAACTAAAACGGCAAATCACCAGTGCCTTGTGAATCATCTTCTTGTTGGCGTTGTTGCATAGGCTCAGACATCTTGCCCGAAAAGAACTTGCCGCTCTTGCCTTCTTTAACCCATGCAGCCAGTCGCATCTTCTTGCCGTTGACCATGATTTCACCTGTATACTGTGGT